GTGGCGGCGTAATCGTCATAGCTGCGGTCGAAAAATGCCTCGCGATAGGCGGCGTACGGATCGGCGGCGCCGTCGACTTGCGGATACCAGTGATACCCGGCGAACAACTCGTCCGCGCCCTGGCCGCTCTGGACCACTTTGCAATGTTTGGCCACTTCGCGGGACAGCAGATAAAAAGCGATGCAGTCATGACTGACCATCGGCTCGCTCATGGCGCGGAACGCAGCAGGCAGTTGCTCGATGATCTCTTTTTCGTCGATGCGCAATTGATGGTGCTGAGTGCCGTAGTGCTTGGCGATCAGGTCCGAATACTGGAACTCGTCGCCGCGTTCGCCGCCGGCATCCTGAAAACCGATGGAGAAGGTCGACAGGTTTTCCACGCCGACTTCACGCAACAGCCCGACCAGCAAACTCGAGTCGACGCCGCCCGATAGCAGTACGCCGACATCGACCGCCGCCCGTTGACGAATCGCCACCGCATCTCGGGTGCTGTCGAGCACCCGGTCGCGCCAGTCTTCCAGGGTCAGGTTCATTTCGTCGGCGCGAGGGCCGTAGGGCAGGGTCCACCAGGTTTTCTGCTCGGTGCGGCCATCGGCTTCGATGCGCATCCAGGTGGCTGGCGGCAGTTTTTCAATGCCGGCCAGCAAGGTGCGCGGTGCCGGGACCACGGCGTGGAAGTTCAGGTAATGATTGAGCGCCACCGGGTCGAGTATCGGGCTGATGTCGCCACCCTTGAGCAACGCCGGCAGTGCCGAGGCAAAGCGCAGGCGCTGGCCGGTGCGCGACAGGTACAGCGGCTTGACGCCGAGACGGTCGCGGGCGATGAACAGGCGCTGGGCATCGCGCTCCCAGATAGCGAAGGCAAACATGCCGTTGAGCTTGGGGAGCAAGGCTTCGCCCCAGGCGTGATAGCCCTTGAGCAGTACTTCGGTGTCACCGCCGGAATAGAAGGCATAACCAAGGCTTTCGAGCTCGGTGCGCAATTCCGGAAAGTTGTAGATCGCGCCGTTGAAGGCCAGGGACAAGCCCAATTGATTGTCGACCATCGGCTGCGCCGAACCGTCCGACAGGTCCATGATTTTCAGCCGACGATGACCAAGCGCAATCGGCCCTTGGGCATGGAAACCCCACGCATCGGGGCCGCGAGGGGCCAGGTGATGGGTGATTCGTTCAACGGCCGCGAGGTCCGCAGGTTGATGATCAAAGCGTAACTCGCCAGCTAATCCGCACATGTACCGTAAACCCTTTGTATTTCGGCGTGCATGTCGCTACTGGTGATTTCCTCGTACCGTTTTTGTACCACTTTCCATTTTGTCGAGCTTCTCAAGCTCCGCCCAATCGCTCGGCGAGCTGATCCACTTGGCGTACGTCGAAAGCAGTACTTGAACGCTGTGCCCAAGTTGCGCGGCAATGAACGCTGGGTTCATACCTGACATCAAACACATTGTTGCGTACGTGTGGCGCGTGTCGTACATCCTGCGGTGCCGAATTCCTAACTTCCGCAGCGCGCTCAACCAGTAACGTTTTGGGCCAGTCTCGGATCGGATAAACAGTTCAGACTTGTCGCCCGATCCTTCCGGCGCGAAGACGTAATCAGATCGCGCCGCCGTAAGTGGCCTGGCTTTTTCGAGCGCCTTGATGGCGCGATCGTTCAATAAAACTTCGCGTGAGGTCTTTGTTTTAGTTCGCTCCTGGATCTTTCCATAGATACGAATCCGGCAAACACGGGCTGTTCTCTTGCGCATATCGACTTCCGCCCATCGCAGCGCCATGGCTTCTCCCGGGCGCATTCCGGTGTAGAAAGAGAACTCAAAAAAGGCGGCGTAGATCTGCTGCAAACCGCTCGTCAGTTCGTACAGTTTTGAGATCATCAAATCAGCTTCTGGTCGCGCGAATGGATCTAGGTCGCGTTTCGTTACCCTGGTCGGAGGTATAGAACTGGCCGGGTTTCGGGTGATGAGTTCGTCACGCACAGCTTGGGTGAAGATGGTGGTCACCAGCCGGATGGCGTTCTTTCGGCGAACCGGTGACGTCCACTGAATGTCGTTGACGATCTTGCGCATGATCACCGGCGTGACCTTGTCCATCGGCTTGTCGGCCAGGTAGGGCACCCAGTAATTCTGGAGAGTAGATCGGTAGTTTTTGCGTGTGCTCTCGACGATCTGAAGACTGTCGAGCCAGTCCTGGGCGTAGTCGAAGAAAATTGGCACGCTCTGAACCTCTGAGCTGCGCGTACCGGGGAACAGCTCAGCGTACTTCTCGGGAGTGAGCGCGCCGAGCTTATCCAGCTGTTTTACCTGAGTACGAAGGCCTGCCGCCGCAGCGATTCCTTTCGCGGTTTGAGGGAGGGGGAGCGTTTCACAGCACCGCTTCTTGTTCCAGGAGAAACGAATTCGGATTGACCGACCAACAAGTTCAACCCCTGTTGGCAAGTCCACAGGCTTTCTATCCATTCGTCATATCTCCTTTTGCTGTACATGATCCGGCCGTCAATTTTCGACCAAACGCCTATCGGGATGATCTTCCGCTCTCTCTTTCGCTGCAGCGCCTTAGCTGTGGTGCCCACCAGTTCCGCCATCCGCTTTTCGGTCACCTTGTCGTGACCATCCCCTTCGGGCAATTTCTCAGCAGCCCCCATCAGTCACCTCCTTCGTGTCGCGACACGTTTTCATCATTCGTGTTTTGTGTCGCGTCACGGCCATGCGTCACGCGAAGTGGGAATGCCACTCCCTCCCACTTACCAGCCATTCCACGAATGTGGCGGCGGTCGATGTGCGGTCGCTGCTCCTTGCTGGCGTACAGGCTGGCGCAGGCGGCGAACCGCACCGCATCGCCAACGCTTTCCACCAGCACCATGTGCTCGGTGGTGTTAACCCTGATCCAGCCATCCTTCGTTTTCCCGTGATCGTTGGTGCGGCTCAGAATGAAGCGCCGGCCCGTGTTCTTTGCGCCGGTGGATGACTCGTTGAGGTAGTAGGCGATTGCACCTTGGCGAACCCGCTGGATTGTCTTAGCCATGACCAGCCCCTTTAGCTGGAGGGAGCGCCGGCTTCGACTCGATGAAAGCGCTGGCGCTGTTCTCGCCACCGATGTGGCGGAAATACTCGATCTCCACCTTGGCGCTATCAATAAGCACTCGGCTGATGTCGGAGACGGACTGGGCGCGCTGTACTTCCTTCGGCAGATCTACGTCAGTGGCATCACGCACGGCTTCAAGTTGTGCAAAAAGGTGGTCACGCAAATCGCTAAGTTTATTTTTCATGATTGACTCTCTTCTTGATGGTTTTCCGGAGTTCGTTCTGTAGGTGCAGGATGTCGACGATTTGTTCTGGAAGATCCTTGTAGTGCTTGTTCCGACGCAGTTGGTTCTCGGCAAAGGTCCGTAAACATAGGTTTTCCAGCACCGCGTTCCTGGTATTGCCATCCTTGGCCGCGACTATCATCCCCTCAGGGACTGGGCCATTTTCTTGCTCCCAGACATGGGTGTGCAGCGGCTTCCAAACATCAGGTTGTGCAATTTTGACGAGGATGTAGCGCCCCTTCCTGTGAGTCGATCCAATCGAGCGCGGTGCCTGCCCTGGAGCAACCCCAAGGGCTTCACATGTCTCTAGGAACGTTCGCCGGGATACCTCGCTGCGGTACTGGTGCGTCTTGCGAATGCGCTTACCTGCCGCCCGCTGGGTTACTGCGTCGTATGTTCGGTCCGGCAATATCACTGCCATGAACTCGGGGCCGTTGTCGGGATAGAAAGCCTTGACCAAGGCATCTTCCGCCTCTGTCCACGGCTTCAACTTCTGGCCGGCCCTGCTACTCACTTTCGCTACCTGACTCAGCCACCGCGCGCATTTTCAGTTTGATACCGCAGTCGCTGGCCAGGCAGGCCAACTGGCCGACTGTGGTGTCGGGGCTTTGCAAAGCCTGACCGAAGCGAATGAGGCGATCACCAAGCTTGCCGAGGTCGTTTTGAAGATGCAGGCGAGTACCCGTTGGCGTTTGGATGGTCATAGCTGGAACCTCTCTTCCTGTGGGAGCGGGGCGGCCACCAACGGTTTGTTTTTCGATGCCGAACTGGCCTGCGAGGCCCGGCCCGACTCGCTTGATGGAGTGGCGGTCTGTGGGGGCGAACCGAACTGATTGTCGAGTAGGCAACTGATTCCAGTTCCCTCACCTGGGCCGACGACCGGTGCCCAAGTTGCCGCGTGGCAGGTGCTGGCTATCAGCAACAGGGCGGTGATGATCATTGCTCGCATGGGTCGACTTCCGGTTGGCTGTTCGGCCTATTGAGTTTTTCAATCCGCGCTTCAATGGCGAAGCCTTGGCTCACGAGATTGAAAATGGTCGCTGTACCGCGTATTCGGTCCTCTTGGCACCACTTCGGACTGGCGATCACAAGTCGGTTGATCGCCTCCAAGTGGTATTGGCGATGTAGACTCAATTCATCCGTTGCGTTTAGTGTCATTTGTATTTCTCCAGGCAAGCCGAGGGCCTGCCGCATTGTTGGCTTTCGTTTAAAGTTGGTGGTGTTACTTGATGGTTACTTCAGTTGAGCTTTTAGTGAAGCTGCAACACGCCTTGTCCGCTCCGCTCAATCGCAAGCATTTCACCTTCGATAAGTGGCTTCTCTAGTTGCCAGTTGCGCATGGCTTTTCCTGCAAAATTCGCAAGCCCTTTTTTCTGCTGATACACCAGCGTCAAATAGTTCCGGCGTTGCTCATACGACAAAGCGCAGCAAGCGATTTGATCGGCCATTCGATTGAAAGCCTCAATAAATGCTTCTTTCCACGCGCCTGCTTTCGCACCGGTGAAGCCCATGACCAAAAACATAAAGCCGTCTTTGGTCATGGTGACCACGGGCTGTTTCTTGCCCTGCTCATTCAAGTAGGAGGACTCGCCAAAATTGGCTTGTCGAAATTTTGGCGAGCAAGCCAACTGTCGTATCGCCCGAAGGACTTTTGAATGCTGCTTGCCGAATTTCTCAGCGACCTTCAATGAATCGGTAGTCGCTTTTCCATCTTGGGATTGGACTAACTGACGATAATCATCTTCGGTCAAAATCAAATCGGTCATGCTGCTGACTCTCCGCAAATATGGGGTCGTGAAACGCGACTCCATGTCGCTTTGCTGGGCTTGGTCACCGGACAGCCGCCTTCGCAAGCGGCTCGCCGCTGCTTACGCGATGAGAGCACCGTGTTTTGAACCCAGGTCGTGGTGTTTTTGAGGGGCTGGATTGTCTGGCGCCGAGCAAGATACCGCTGCGATCAATCCGCGCCGAAATGATTCAAGTACCAGAGCGCGAATGCTGGACACGCCAAGTTTGAATTTCGCGCTGACTAGGCGTTTGGTGACCGTCGCAGGAGATATGTGCATTTCTTTTGCGGTCTCTTTTACTGTTCTGTTGTTTGCGCAATGCAGCACGGCCTCAAGCTCTCTGGGTGCCAAGCCCTGATCAGCAATGCCTTTCCAGCTGCCTATTACCAATTGAGACTGCATGACGTGATCCTTGACTGATGGTTAATCCTGATGACTCAAATATACTAGCGGTTATAATTGCCGGTCAATACTATCGGTTATTTATTTTTGAGTGACAAAAAAAACCGCGCAGTCAGCGCGGGTTTGGCGAGGCATAGGGGGGGTTAGAGGCGAATCATGGCGCGAACGACGACGCCGACAATCTTGCAGTTCCCGTTGATTGAAATCATTGGGTACGCCGGATTAAGTGGTTTCAAAAATTTCTGACCTGAGTCGACGATCAGCTTTTTGAAGGTGGCTTCATTGCTTTCGGTAAGTTTCGCGATCACAAGCTTGCCTGATTGGGCGTCGGCTTCTGTGTCTACCAGGATCAGCATTCCCTCGGGGATGCTCAGACCAGCCGGGGATGTCATGGAGTCACCTTTAACCTCCAACCAAAATGCTGGTCCATGGGCACGATAATCTGTGAGCTCATAGCGGTCGCCAAAACCTGGAGGGAATGGCTCTATAGCCTCCGCCCAGCTCCCTGCCGCCACCCAACTTATGACGGGGTATTTGTAGGACATGGCAGGCTGAGCAGTGAGTTTTATGTTTGATTTCTCATCGGAGGCAGTTGCGCCGATTTGTGCAGCTTTGGTGGTTTCTTCAATCTGGTCCGCGAGCCTTGGGCTAAATGCTCGAACGGGTATTTCTAGCATCTGAGAGAAGACTGCTGCTACGCGGGTGTTGAGTGGGTTCTGCCCATTCAAATAGTGGCTGACCGCGGCCTGCGTGATATTCAGTGCGTCGGCCATCGCCGCCTGCGTCACTCCGCGGCTGCGAGCGCTGGACTTATAAATGTTCTTCAGTCGCTCGCATTCTGCAGCAAGCTCTGGCGTGAGGGTTCTCTTCTTCATCTGTCAATATTAAAACCGATAGTAATTTTTAACAAAAACCATGGGTATAGACATTTTTAATACTCATGGTTATTCTTTGTGCCGTAAGCCATTTTCAGGTGAGCGTATGACGCCTATCCCCCTGAGCGCTTTCGTTGACGACAAGGGTCAAGACGAAGCCGCGAAATTGCTTGGCTCAAGCCAAGCTGCTATCTGCAAAGCCCTTAAGTCTGGACGAGTAATTCTGGTTAGCGAGGATCAGCCAGGGGCTTTTTCCGGGCTAGAACTGAAAGGCTTTCCGTCTAGCGGCCCAAGCCAAAAGCCTCGGCCAAATCTTGAACAAATTGTGGAGCAAATCGCCAGTTTACGGCAGGGACTCAGTGTGGCTGTTAATTCATCCAGTGTTGGGGGCGCGCAGTGAAATCTTGTAAGGGCCTGAAATTACGCTTGATCACCGGTACTGCAGCAATTGGCCAACTCTGTTCTGGATGGCCCAATCAATGACTACGCAAGCCATCAGACAGCATCAGCCCGCAGCCGAGTTTTCGCATGCGAAAACATTTCCAAGCTGCAGCACTGATCAAACTGATTCATTAAAACTGATTAAAAGTTTTCCCGATGTTGTGAGCAGGTTATTTATCTGTTCGCGGGGCAAAAACTCAGAAATGGATCACTCGATACCCACTATTACAGGAGAGGACTATTTGACCCTCCTGAGGCCCTCGCTTTGTGAGTATCGTTGTGTAGTGACAGCCGCAGAAAAATGGAATGCCCTCTGCAGGGCCTGGTCAGCGACTTCCATTGGTTGGTGTTTACGCCTCCAATGCAAAAGGAATTCGGCATGAGCCCGAGTAAGCATCCCCAACTTTTGTTGTCCGGCTAAATCGCAGACAACAAAAAGGCCCGCATTCGCGAGCCTTCTTAACCAGTCCACGCCAATGGACTTTCTTTGAATCTTCGTCGATGGAGACGAATTTATGTGCCCAAAAAATAGCACTACACCACCAACAGCGCAACTACCCAAGCTTCGGCCCTACACATTCGGCCCAGGTTACACCGACCTTTTCAGCATCAACGAGGGTGCCGATTTGGTTGGTGCGCTTTCGGTCGCGGCTGATCTTTCGGATGGCATCAGCCAACTCTGTGGCCGGCTCGGTGACTGCATCAATGACGGTGAAATCGCCTATCTATCAGAAGTCCGCACGCTGGGTTTCATCGGTGATGTCGTGGCGGCGCTCGTCCGCTCCGCAGAGCACGGGCTGAAAACTGCGTACGAAGCGGAGGGTACCCAATGAATGCCGAACTTTTGACCCTCGAACACGAGTTCTGCGTGCGTGGTCCTTGCGCTGTACTCAACGCAGCTGGCGGTGTTCCAGTTTCTGACTCACTTGAGGCTGCGACCGATTACCTCGAAGCCGTGGTGGCTGGCCTGCGCGACCTCATGTCGACGCCGGAGTGCTCAAACCAGGCAACTCTGGTGTTCTTCGCAGCCGAGACGGCGCTGGCGCTAGTATACGCATCTCACGCGAGTGTCGATCCCTCCGCGGGTACTGGAGGCTTGGCATGACCGAGCAAAAGCGTATTGCCGAAGACGCGACCTTCCAGATCGCTTGTGCAATGGAATACATCAACTCGCTGCGCGGGTTGCTTCACGTTGTACAGGACCGCTTAGAGCAAAACCCGTTCAACAAGCATTACTGCACCATGGTTGACTTAGCTCTCTACATCGCGGACGACTGGCACAACCAGCTTGATTGTGAGCGTGAGAGCTTGGAGGCGCGCACGTCAGAAGCTTTTGATCTGAAATCAACTGCGACACAAAACGCCGAAACTGGAAACGTGTCGCGGACCGCTGGGGATGCCCAATGAAGCTAATCCCCTTCGGTTTTCGTGGTATCGATATTCGTGTGATCACTGACGATCAGGGCGAGCCTTGGTTCGTGGCCAAGGATGTCGCCGATCTGCTGGAGTACTCGAACCCTCATGAGGCAGTGCGCACCCATTGCAAAGGGGTGAGGGAAATCCTCATCCCTTCCTCGGGTGGCGAGCAGATGACCAAGGTCATGCCCGAGCGAGATGTGTATCGCCTGATCATGCGTTCGAAGATGCCAGCGGCTGAGGCGTTTGAGGAGTGGGTGGTGGGCGATGTGCTGCCGACAATCCGCAAGACCGGCAGCTACTCGAAATCACTTTCGCCTGCCGAGCAATTGTTGGCCAATGCTCAGTTGTTGGTCGACATGGAGCGCCGGCAGGTCCAGACCGAGCAGGTGGTGGCCGGCATTGAGAGTCGCGTCGCCAACGTCGAGCAAGTCCGGTATTTGGACTCAATGCCTGCCGGGTTCGAGTCGATGACCTCGATCCGTGCCCGCATCAACCTGCGCCACGGCATTCCTCAGTGGGTGATCAACGCCGTAATGCGCGACATCCCTGGCGCCCTGTTGCCGTTCGCCATGGTCCGCAGCAAGCACGCTGATGACGGCGGGCAGCCTTACGCTATCTGGCCGAAGTCTGACATCACCCGTCGATTCGATCGGTTTGCCGCCGAGTGCACCTTCGTCACTGCCGAGCGCGCAACCCACCCCGATATTGAGCAAGGCCGCTTCAAGCTGCGCCTGAGGACTTCCGCATGAGCAAAGTAATCGATTTTCCAAAGACGCCGCAGACCGAAACCATTGATCAGGCGTTTTTCGAGAAGTTCGCCGACGCGGCCTTGCTCCTGAAGTGCTTCGAGTGTGTGAAGGACGCAACGGAATTTGTCGAGGATGGCGGCGCAATCCAAACGCGGGATGACGTTTACGTCGGCCTGATCGAAGCCTACTGGGCACTCAAGGTTCTGTTTGAGCGCAAGACTGGTAGCGATGCCAAGAAAGTCTCCCAGGAGCACTGGGAGATCGCGAGCAAGTGCTTGCTGGCAGGGCGGGAACCGCCAGACATGAACATCCCGATCGCCGAAGCGATGATCGCTCCATTCCGGCCAGAGTATTTCGACCAGGCCAGCAACCTGGAGCTCGCCTGTGCCGCATTCAACTTCAGCGATACGGTCAGGCTTTCGATCAACTCACTGCTGGTGTCCAACAACGCCCAGATCACCGCGAATGCTGCTGTGGAAGCGATCAACTCCACCACCGCGCTGCATCAGCTGGTTCTGCGTCTGTCTGGCGGATCACTGGAAACCATGGCCGCCCAGATTAGCCGCAAGCCGGGGGAGACGCTGCAATGACCGTCGACACTCCGCGCAAATTTCAAGGTGTTTGGATCCCCGCAGAACGTTGGCTCGATCGCTCCCTGTCACCAAACGAGAAGGTCATGCTGGGCGAGATATCCAGCCTGGAGACCGGTCCGCGTGGCTGCTACGCGACTAATGCCCACTTCGCCGAGTTCTTCAATCTGTCGATTTCCCGGGTATCCGAGATCATCAGCGGACTGGTCGAAAAGGGGCATCTCCGAGTGGAATTGATCCGCGAAGGTAAACGAGTTGTCGAGCGGCGTCTTCGGCTTGTTGACCCCTTCGGTTTTCCGAATACCCCTTCGGAAAACGCTGCGAACCCTTTCGGAAAAGGCGGTGAACCCCCTTCGGAAAACACGCAGGGGAGCAATACACACAGCAACAATACAAAGAGCATTAAAAACCCTTCAGCAAGCGGTGAAGAGAAAGTGCTTCTGGGTGAAGGGTTTGAACAGTTTTGGAAGCTGTATCCGAAGAAAAAAGGTCGCAAGGACGCTGCCAAAGCTTGGACGAAGCTGAAGCCGAATGAAGAGCTACGCCAGACCTTGATCACTGCTTTGGGCAGCCACTGCGCTTCCGAGGATTGGACCAAGGACGGTGGACGCTACACCCCGAACGCCTCCACCTGGCTCAACGGCGAGCGATGGACGGACGTGCTCAAACCGGCCACCACTGGAAAACCGTCGGCCTTCACGAACCTGCCTATCCACACCGAAGACATGTATCAGGAGACGCCAAATGGCTCAGCGTTCTAATTTCCGCCGCTCGCCGGCAACCCGCATGTTCTCGGGTAACTGCTTGGTGCATGGCGATATCGGCCGCTCCGAGATTGAGCAGTTTGATGGATCGATGCAGGTCCGCCCCTGCAAGGCTTGCCAGTGGCAGGCCCTTCGTGTCGCGTCTGTGGACAGCGAGGAGCACAAACAGGCGGTGGCTCACGTTGCCGCCGAACGGATCAACAGCGCGCTCATAGGCTCTGGCATCACGCCGCGCTTCGCTGGCAGCATGTTCGCGAACTACCGCGTTGATAACTCGGTAATGGCGCAGGTCTTGTTGATCTGTCAGGGCTACGCCGACAACTTCGGTGATCACTACCGCGATGGCCGGAACCTGCTGCTGTGCGGCAACGTCGGTACCGGGAAAACTCACCTGGCCAGTAGCATTGTCCAGCAGGTCATTCGCAAGCTCGGGGCGGTCGCTGTCATCACCTCCGCAGCCGAAATCATCCGAGTGTTCAAGCGGTCAATGGATCGTAATGCTGGGTACACCGAGGGCGACGTTATCGCTGAACTGGCTGACTTCGATCTGCTGGTGATCGATGAGGTCGGCGCTCAGACCGGCACTCACTACGAACTGTCCGTCCTGCATGAGGTGTTGGATCGCCGGTATCAGTTGGTCAGGCCGACGGTGGTGGTGTCGAACATGGATGCGAAGGGGCTCGGCCAGTACATCGGCGAGCGCGCACTCGACCGGCTACGCGAGAACAAGGCGCTACTGGCCGGGTTTACCTGGGAATCCGAGCGGAGGCGCGCATGAACGACTATCGCGAGCTGTACAGCGATGAAGCGGAGCACGCCTTGCTTGGCTCCCTGATGCTGGATGGAAACCTGTTCGATTCGATCACCACCAACGTGGCCACGGCTGACTTTCATGACCCGGAAAACGCCGCACTATTCCAGGTAATGATCGACCTCCACGGTACCGGTATGCCCATTGATCCGGTGACGCTGCACGACTTCAAGCCATATCTGCCGAGCGGCAACATGACGCTGGCCTACGCCGGCGAGTTGGCGAAGAACACGCCCAGCACCGCCAACTGGAAGGCATACGCGCGAACGGTGAGGGATCGAGCTGTGTTGCGGCGGCTGGTCGACGCAGCTGATGCTGTCCGCGAATCGGCCAGCGAGAACAAACCGGTCGCCGACATCATTGCCAGCGCCCAACAGGCCATGGCCGACCTGCGCGACCTGGACATCGGCGAGCCGGACTACAAACGCATGGACGAAGTGGTGGCGCGCAACATTGACATTATCGACGCCAAATTCAACGGAGTCGTGCAATCAGGGCAGTCCACTGGATTGGTGGATTTGGACAAGATGATCCGCGGCCTGCGCAAAAAGACCGTCACTATCGTGGCCGGCCTACCCGGTAGCGGCAAGACCACGCTCGGCTTGCAGATCGCCCAGCACATTGCCTGCACCGGCGCCGGTGTCGGCATGGTGTTCTCCCTTGAGATGCCAGAGGAAGAACTCGGTAACCGCGCGCTGGCATCCATTGGCGGAGTGGATTTGCGAAAACTCGATGACGGGCAACTGCAGGATGACGACTGGCCTCGACTGACATCGGCAGTCAGCAAGCTGATGGATGCTCCGCTGTATGTCAGTGACAAGTCGGGCCTGACCGTCGCGCGGATCCGCAGCATCTGCCGTCAGGTTCAGCGCGCCCATGGTCTCGACGTGGTGGTGATCGATTACATTGGTCTGATTGGGTCGGACGGCAAGGCGTTCAACCGTACCGCCGAACTGGGCAAGATCTCGACCGGGATCGTCAACATCGCCAAGGAGCTCAACGTGCCGGTGATCCTACTGGCTCAACTCAACCGCGACTCGACGAAGCGCCCGGGCAAGAAGCCGATCGCCTCCGACCTGCGCGACTCTGGACAGATCGAAGCGGATGCCCACTGCATCATCCTGGTTCACCGCGACATGGACAGTGAGGAAGGCCAGAACGGTGTCACTGAACTGATCATGCCCAAATGTAGGCATGCGCCAGTGAGCTCTTGTTTGGTCCAGCAACAGGGGCAGTTCGCCCGATTCGTCAACTTCGCCGGTCGAGAACCTTCCAATGATGAAGTCGAAGCCGGCCGCCCGTTCGCCAGCCAGTACAAGGGGAGGGCGCGGTCATGACCCTTACTCCGAAAACACTGGCTGTCGCCCTGAGCGATGCCGAGATCCGTCGGCACGCCAACACAGATATTCGCCAGTTGCGTGATCCTCGGTACCGCGAATTGCGCTTTCGCTATTCGACCGTGGACCGCACCAGAGGCTCGTGGCACGTTGTGGTCGCTGGCAAATGGGGTAAGGCTGGCGATTATCCGGGAATCAACGCCAAGGCAATGCTAGCCACGCTGCCGAGCATCCTGACGCGCAGGTCGGCCAACCCTGCGGCGAAATCTATCGCCAGCACCTGGACGACGGTGGGGGAACTGCTGGATTGGTACCAGGACCGGATGACCCGCGATCGATCACTGTCGGAAAAGCGCAAGGCGAGCGCCAAGTCGGCTCTGAAGTGCCATCTGCACCCCAGGCTGGATCACTGGCCGCTGGCCAATCTGGACCGCCCTACCATCGACCGCCAGCTGATGATGCCGCTCCAAGAGCGTTATGAGCTTTCGTTCGTGCGCTCGGTTTGGGGTGTGCTGGGTGTGGCGGTGCGCCAGGCCTTTCGTCTCGACCTGTTGCCGATCAACCCGCTGGCCGGCTTGGAATTCACCGACTTTGTGCGTGCGAAGATCAAAGCCAAGGCCGCACGCCTGCATAGCGATGACGTGCCGGATCTGTTGCTGATGCTCACCGAGCGGTTTGAAGCGGAGCCGGCGGCGTCGATGCTCGCGGCGCTGATGCTGTGTCATGGCACTCGCCTCGGTGAAACCCGTATGGCCCGGTGGAAGAACGTCAACACCGTCACCGGCAAGTGGTTCATTCCCGCTGCTGACACGAAGACCAAGGCGTCACACACGTTGCCGCTGACTGATCATGCCTGCGCGCTTCTGGAGCGGTACCGGGTGCGGCAGCGTTCATTGGGATACACAGGGCCTTTCCTCTTCCCGGGCAGCACTGGACGGTCATTGAGCGCGACGAAGGCCAGCACCATGTTCACCAGCCTGTCGCGGGGTGAGTGGTCCAGCCACGATCTACGCAAGGTTGCCCGCACGGCGTGGACTGACCTGGGCGTCGACTACATGGTCGGTGAGTTGCTGTTGAACCATGCAATGAAGGATCTCGATCAGGCTTACATCCACACCTCCGCCGAATCGCTCAAACGCCAAGCGTTGGAGGCGTGGCATGGCTGGCTTGATGAGCGCGGATTTGGTGCTCTGCACGATGGGACATACACGAGACAGGAAGGCACTACCGAAGCGGGGAAAGCCACGAACAACGAGGTGTGTAGCGACAATCAGTATCCACCTCAGAGGAGGAGGTTTTTAGGCAAAAGCGGAACCGAGACCACCCAAGATCACCAACCAGGAGACGGCAATGAGTAACGCCACAGTGGCATTACCGCGCAAAAGCATGAGCGAGCTGGAGCAGCGCTTCCTGAGGATTGCTGGTGAGGAACTGGCGAAAATCAAAATCGGCGGCTCGAACGCATTGGCCTACCTGCTGGATATGGTCGCCAGTTGGCATGGCAGTCGAGCCCAGATCGGTTTCCACGATTTCGGGCAGCGTTGGCTGATCGAAGGCAATGCCAAGAACAAACCTGCTGACCGGTTGCTTCGTGACCTGTTTGGCCTGAGCGATCCAGATCCGAGGAAGGCTGCATGAAGAAGCGTACATACGTCGACAAACCACTGGGCGATACCGAGTACCTACTGGAGCAGTGGGGCTCTTGGCGGATGGCGGGAATGGGTATTCCGCGGTATGTCTCTCAACTGGCGGCGGTGATGAATCAGTTCAATCCGGAGCCCAGCCCGCAGTCTTATGTCATCACCGACGATGTTGCACTTATCGTTGATGGAACGCTTGCTCGGTTGATCAAGCGTGAGCAGCAGATGGGTGACTTCGTTTGGTATTACTTTGGAGCGAAGTGGCCAGCCAATCGCATAGCGAGAGAGCATGGTATGTCTGAGCGTAAAGCGTGGGAGCTAATCAAGGCTGGTGTAGCCTGGGTCGACGGGGCACTGGATAGGACTTCCGAAGCCGCGTAAAAAACCTTTCCGTACAGATAAAGACCTGTTTTCATGGCACGGTGTTCAGCTGTTTCAGCGCGACACCACAGAGAAAGCCCGACCATTGCGTCGGGCTATTTTGTTACGGTTCAGCGATAATTGACCCTCACCAACAGGGAGCAGGGTCATGTTTTTGTGTGGAATTGCGTTATTCAAGATCTTGGATCTCGACCCGGGATTTTCAGATATTGTCGGGGTGCTAGCCGGAGAGGAAGCACCTCCAGCGGTTTGGGCGGTTTTTTACGAGGGCAAGATGATCGCTGTCTATCTAACGCCCGACGGAGCCTACGCCAGGATGCTGAATGTCATTGAAGGCATTCAACGAGGCCAGTTACCGGTAGTGCAGACTCTGGCCGAGGCCGAGTTGATACGAGACCGCGCGCTGGAGAGTTCTTCAAGAACACCAGCGTCCTTGGCTCGCGCCCCACGATTCGGCGATAGCAGTCTAGATCCTCAGCCATAACGTAATCGGTGTTTTCCAAGGCCAGCCTCGTGCTGGCCTTTTTCGTTTCTGGAAGGTGGCGCTGAGTGGTGGGCAATCCGGTTTGAACCCGGAGCTACTGGAAACGCTAAGGGTTCAACTCCTTCGCCTTTCGCCAATTTGTGCGTGTGAGCCATAGCCAGGATGGGCCTTCGCAGGGCCTGGACGTCGATAGCCCGTAGTGCGGCGTTACAAAACAACACCGGCAGCTAATGCGCTTTAGTCCTCAGTTGTGCTTGCGGGGCGGCGTTGGCAGACCGAGGGGAAAGACCCTCAACCTATTTCAAGGCTCGCCATATCGGTGGGCCTTTTTCGTTTCTGCTCCCTGACCTGGGAGGACATCGGATGAAACCAATGCCGGACAAACCAGACACTTGGCTGCTCGTTTTCGCGTGGCTGAGCCAGCATGCGCCGACGATCTACGCCGGAGCACTGTCATTCGTGGTCGGCGCTTTGCGGATCATTTACGGCGGCGGCACCCGGCGACAGGCGCTGCTTGAAGCTTCGCTTTGCACGCTGATCACCATTGGCTTGATTCCGCTACTGGAGTACTTCGGCTTACCACAGAACTTCGCGACGGCTGCTGGTGTGTTCATCGGTTTCCTTGGCGTGAAGAAAATCGCCGATCTGGCTGATCGGTTTGCCGACTTCAAGTTTCCTAAGTCGGATTCGGCGCCATGAAGCGCTGCCCTTGGGTGGTGCCTCTTGTGCTCCTGATGGCCTATGCCGTCACGGGTCTGAAGATCTAGGGCGCGGACCAGGTTAATCGAGCACTGGACGCATGAAGCTACGTTCGTAGCTGACAATGAACTTCTTCTCTACTGCCAGCGCTACTGCCCTGACGCATTCGTCATCGATTTCCGCCTCTTTGCGATAACGCTCGTACGCGGAGAGGCTTGGAAAGCTGAATAGGCAGTACGCGATATTGTTTGCGCCTTCAGCGGGCAGAAAATAGCCGTGGTGCAGGCCACCCATTCGGGTTACCAGCCGGATCCACAGGCGTGAATAGTTTTCAAAATCTGGGATCTGGTACGGGTCAATTTGGTATTTCACGTGGCAGGTAATCATGCGAGCGCTCTTTGCCGATTAATTGACTCCCAGCAATACCGTCAACTAGCCGCCATTTCAATCCCTGCGTTTATAGGTCGCAACACTGGAGGGCTTATGAGCAACGTCAATCATTCAATCGGGAGGTTTAGAGAATGGCCTACACCCAATACGAAACTGTCGTCGCCAACACTCCCGAGGAGCTGACGGCTAAGCTGGCACAGGCCATTGCCGATGGCTGGCAGCCTTATGGAAGTCCTGTCTCCATCACTGAAGGCTTTCAAGTTCTTCAGGCTGTAGTGAAGGGGTCGAGCAATGTCGGTGGTACGCCAGGCGATATCACCTCGGATAGCATCACGGACGCGTCGGATGTCGGTAAGGCGGTGCTGGTGAGTGTCGATGCCGCGGCTGCTCGTACCGCAATTGGCAGTGGAACTTCGGACTTCTCGGGTAGCTACAACGACCTGAGTGACCAACCGGCCATTCCCGCTGAGGGTGATGCCGCACTGCTTCAAGCTGGCACCGACCTCGTGGCGCATACCTGGTCAGCCAAGACGATTTATGACGAGATTGCCCGCCAGATTGCTGCGATATCTGCATAAGATTTGGTTGAGGCATCTCCCGATCTTCCCATCGGGAAATACCTGTTGTGAGTTAGTCAAGAATTTCGATTTCGTGAACGGTCACCTTGAGTCTGGCAGCATAATAACCACGTGCTTCTATTGCTATGAGCACCTCGTATGTGTGAAGGCCTGTAGGTAAGTTTTCGAGGTCGGTATCAATTCGACGCCAATGATTCAGATCATTCAGAAACTCAGCATCTGCGGCCGTGATCTTTGTAATGTCTTTATTGTGATTAACGATCAGATATTTTTC